GTCCGAACCCCAATACATCAAATCGAAGTATGTCTCGAATCGATAGTGTCTTTTTTTCCTTCTCGTACACATGGAAAATGTAAGATTCAAGTAATTCTATCAAATAATCGATTGTTATATCAGGTCCATGTTTTTCTAGGAATTGCGGGATAATAGTGCTGGAATATTGTTGTTTTTCAATATCTTGATATGGAGTTGTATACATGCTTTTACCAGTTCTGCGGTTATAGTAAAACCGCGATGATTTATTTGCTTCCGTGATTTTTTCCCATTTTTGTAAAAACCCCAACTCTCGTAATAATACTTTGATTGATTTTGGAGGTGACGATTCTTCTTTGTATTTTTGTAGCTTATACATCAATTTGTCTTTAGGACTTGGTGAATATTGTCGTTTTTCACTCATCGACCCAGATGTTGGTATATTATATTATAACAACATTCCACCGACTGACAAAGCTCTAAAACTCCGCATTGAAATCAAAGACATCCCCCGCAACTTCCTTGTTTGCCATCGCATATTCACTATTCATGCGTTCAAAGAAATTGACTTTGCTATCGACACTAATCAACTCCATGAAATCCAGCGGATTCGGAACGCCATAAATCTTCGGCACGCCCAATTGGACGCACAGGCGGTCACCCACAAACTCCACATATTGCGACATCAGCTTCATATTCATACCAATCATTCGGCATGGCAGCGCCACTGTAATAAACTCCTTTTCAATTTCGACCGCCTCTCTCACAATGTTTTGCGCAAGAATCTTGTCGGGTTTCTCCAGCAACTTACCATAAAGCATAATCGCAAACTCCGTATGTAATGCTTCGTCGCGACTAATGAACTCGTTCGACAATGTGAGCCCCGGCATCAGTCCACGCTTCTTAATCCAATAAATCGCCGCGAAACTGCTGCTGAAGAAGATGCCCTCGACGCACGCAAACGCCACCAAACGCGTGGCAAATGTTTGGTCGCCCGATATCCATTTGCGCGCCCAATCGGCCTTTTTTTGGATACACGGGACGGTTTTAATCGCCGAAAACATTCGCCCTCGGGTTTCGCGGTCCTTGATATAGGTGTCAATCAACAAACTGTACATCTCGGAATGAATGTTTTCCATGGCAATTTGGAATCCGTAGAATGCCCGCGCCTCGGCCAGTTGGACGTCTGCCATGAACCGCGTCGCCAGATTCTCCATCACAATTCCGTCGCTCGCCGCAAAAAACGCCAGCACCATTGAAATGAAATATTGCTCGTCCTCGTTCAATCGGCTCCAGTCTCCCAGGTCCTTCGACAAATCGACCTCCTCCGCACGCCAAAAACAATCGACCTGTTTCTTGTACATTTTCCAGATATCCTCATCTCGCACTGGAAACATCACATAACGGGCCTCGTCTTCGTGTAAAAGGTAGTCAATTGGTGTCGCGTCGTCATTCATCCTAAATAATATACTTGGTAGATTTTATGTCCTTATGGGGAAATTACTTTGGCTCGAGCTCCTTGGAAAAACAGGGGATTTTGAACGCGCCCGTCAGTAATGCGCCTGTCAGCCTGAAACATCGTTTGGAACCCCATAAATAATTCGCCAAAATATCTAAATGAGCCAAATGGATTTAGACCAAAAAACCATATATAAAATGGCATTCATATACAATTCACTCGAGCAGGGCTGGAGTGTCAAAAAACGCGACGGCAAATACATATTCCAAAAGTCGCATAATGGAAAACGCGAAATCTTCCAAGACGATTATTTAGAGAAGTTTATCACGGAGAATTCGTCGATGGACCATCGGAGGTAGTAGCAAATAGTTGGATGATTTCTAGTTTATCACGATTTTCATTCGCAATAATACGCTCCATTTGTCGTGCGATTTCGTCTTCTAATAGAGGCAATCGCATATATAGCATCGGGTTCACGGTTTGACCAATTTTGGTAACATATTTGTTGGGATTGAATGCAATTAGTATCACTTTATACGGTGTCGCACCATCTTCATTCAACATGATATTGAGGTCCGTGGATATACACAACACCGTATCCGCGATGACAATACGACAGTCGATGCGCACTCCGGCAATATAGAGGGGCGATTCGTGTTGAAACCCATCAAACCGGGAACCCACAAATTGGTATGTCGCTTGTTGCTTGGAGCGATACACCGTCTGAAATGTGAGAGGGTCTTCTGGAAAGAGTGTTACGTAACATGGGGCGCAATAACCACGGAACCGGGGACTCGACGGGTGTTCTTGGCACTTGGAAACAATACATGTCGAGATGCTGGTATTGGCGACCCTCGAAGTCGTCGTCATATTTTTCATATTGGGGTCCTTGTGTTCGGCGCAAAAATGGGGACGTCCTTGTTCCATGCCATAAAGAGGTCGATTTCGACACCCCACATGTTTACAAATGCGCGGCATCTCTAAATAATGCCCCGACAATAAAAAGTGGGGGCACAACGTCCGATTATCATTAGTATTGTCCTCGAATATATCGCATATAATGGCCTCTTGAATGATGTAGGGCAATTACTTTTTGTGCTCTAAATACCGCTTTTCATAATCGCGTCTTTTGCGCGATTATTTAGGAAAAAATATGTTTTCGAAGTATATATAAAAAATGGGAGGAGCACTTATGCAATTAGTAGCCTACGGCGCACAAGACGTTTTCCTTACAGGAAACCCCGAGATCACCTTCTGGAAGGTATCTTACAGAAGACACACCAACTTCGCTATGGAGTCCATCGAGCAGACCTTCAACGGTCAAGCCGACTTTGGCCGCAGGGTTTCCTGCACCATCTCCAGAAACGGCGATTTGGCTTACAGAACCTATGTCCAGGTCACCTTGCCCGAGATCAACCAGTCTATGGGCGCCTCCGGCACTGGCCCTGTCTATGCCCGTTGGTTAGACTACCCCGGCGAGCAGCTCATTGCCCTCGTTGAGGTCGAGATCGGCGGCCAGAGAATTGACCGTCAATATGGTGACTGGATGCACATCTGGAATCAGCTTACCCTCTCTTCTGAGCAGCAGGCTGGTTACTACAAGATGATCGGACACACCACCCAGTTGACCTACTTGTGCGACCCCGCTTTCGCCGACATCAACGGACCTTGCGCTTCCACTGGCGGCCCCAGTCAGGTTTGCGCTCCCCGCAAGGCTCTCCCTGAGACCACCTTGTACGTCCCCCTCCTCTTCTGGTTCTGCAGAAACCCCGGTCTTGCTTTGCCCTTGGTTGCTCTCCAGTACCACGAGGTCAAGATTAACATCGACTTCAGACCCATTGGCGAGTGCTTGTGGGCTGTCAAGTCTTTGTCTAACACCGACGGTGTTTCCCAGGCTGTCACCACTGCCTACCAGCAGTCCCTTGTTGCCGCCTCTATCTATGTTGACTTCATCTTCTTGGATACTGACGAGCGCAGAAAGATGGCCCAGAACCCCCATGAGTACCTCATTGAGCAGCTCCAATACACTGGTGATGAGTCGGTCGGATCTTCCTCCAACAAGATCAAGATCAACTTCAACCACCCCTGCAAGGAGCTCATCTGGGTTGTCCAGCCTGATTCCAACGTTGACTACTGCAATGCCTTGGAGGGTGGATCTACCTTGTACAAGGTTCTCGGACCCCAACCCTTCAACTACACCGATGCCATTGATGCTCTCCCTCCCTCGATCGCCGTCTTCGGTGGTCAGGCCGAGACCTCTGGTGCCCAGGCCTTCATCTCCGGCGGTGTCTTCCAGATGCCCGGTGCTCTTGATGGCCTTGTGTCTGCCGGAACAACCACCGGCAATGCCAGCGGGTGGGACCACACCGTCTTTGATGGTGTCCCCGCCAACTCTGGCTCCCTCGTCTCCGATGCCGGCACATTCGTGCTCGCTGAGACTGCCCTCAACATGCACTGCTGGGGCGAGAACCCCGTCGTCACCGCCAAGCTCCAGCTTAACGGCCAGGACAGAATCTCTGAGCGAGAGGGTTCTTACTTCGACGTTGTCCAGCCCTTCCAGCACCACACCCGTGCCCCCGATACTGGCATCAACGTGTACTCATTTGCCCTCAGGCCAGAGGAACACCAGCCAAGCGGCACGTGTAACTTCTCCAGAATCGACAATGCTACCCTCCAGCTTGTCCTTTCTTCGGGAACTGTTGTTGGAACCAACACTGCCAAGGTCAGAGTCTATGCTTACTCTTACAATGTGTTGAGAGTGATGGCAGGTATGTGTGGCGTAGCATATTCGTAAAATTTAATGCGAATAAATGTGCGTTCAAAAGACGCGCAAGTGGATTTAAAATCTGCTACATCTCCAAATTGCGGGAAACCCCTCAAGGTATGAAATACTAAGCTTGTCAAGAAATTGGTAGGTGGCTTATGATAACAACATAAGGTAGAGTAAAAAGTTTCATATTATAGGGCAATCCGCAGCCAGTCTTCTAAGTCCGTTATGATAGGATATGAAGGCGGTTCAACGACTAAATGCTGATGGGCGTGAGAAGAATAATCACCTTCGATGATCGCTTAAGATATAGTCTATCCCCACTCGAGAGAGTGTTGTGCCCTTTTAAAAAGCACAGAGTAGCAACATCCGGAAATGTTTGTTGTGTTATTACTGGTATTAGAGCTTAATTTTCCAA